ACTTAATAACCAAACATAATCAAATAAATTTGTAGTATGGCAAAACAAACAGGTAAATTAGATTTCTCAGAAATTACATTTGACGATGTAATTGGAGATGGTCTAAGTCTAGCAGACGAAGCTCTAGACAAAGACGAAAACAATCTAGACGAAAATCTAGATGAAGATGAAGATGAAGACATTGATAATCAAGGCAGTAACGAAGAAGATGAAGACGAGGAAGAGGAAGATTTAGATGAAGAATCAGATGATGATGATTCAGATGAAGGTTCCGGTATTGACTCCTCTGTTACTTCAAGTATTGCTAAAGCTTTAGGTTACGAACTTGAAGATGATTATGAAGATACTGAAGAAGGTTTGATTGAGTTTACTAAAGATGTAGCTCAAAATATGGCCGAAGATCAGATTAAGTCTTTGTTCGAACAGTTCCCAACTGTACAAAAACATTTAGATTTTGTATTAGCTGGTGGAGACCCAGAGAAGTTCTTTGAAACATTTAATCCATCTCTTGACTATAATCGAATAGATATTGCTAAAGATGATACTCGAGTTCAAAAGACAGTTTTAACTGAGTTCTTTAGAAGGAAAGGTCACGATGACGAGTTCATTAAAGAAATGATTGAAGACTACGAGGACACAAACAAACTGTATGATAAGGCAGTAGTTGCTAAGAAACAGTTAGGTGGTATCCAAGAACAAGAGAGAGAACGACTTGTACAAGCACAAAGAGAAGCTAATTTTCGTCAAGTTAAGCAGCAAAGAGAGTTCTGGGAAGGTGTTGCAGATACTCTACAAAATGGAAAAGAGTTTGGAGGAATTAGAATCCCTGAAAAAGAGAAATCTAAATTCTTCGATTATATCTCAGCTCCTGTAGATAAAGCTGGAAGAACTAAAAGAGATGAAGATTACGAAAAAGCTAACCTAGATGTTAAATTGGCAATTGACTATTTAATGTACAAAGGATTTAAGCTAGAAGATATTATTCAAACTAAAGCTCGTTCAGCACAAGCTCAAAGTTTGAGAGAAAAAATTAAAGATAACGAAAAGAGAGTTGGAGGCTCAGGCAGAGTAGATAAAAAAGCTGCTAAGTTTGATGTTGACCAACTCGATATGAAGACAATGTTCGGCCAGGACTAATGGTAGGACAGATTAACTTTTAAATTAAATTGTATCATGGCACTAATGCAAGTATTAAAAACGTACTATAATGATTCGCAGATGACCGACACTAACTCGTTGGTTAATGCTCTTATGGAACGTCCTGAGGAGTTGTCTCCTATTATTACTCACTTGGCCGGCCGAGAAGAAAAGAAATTCCCACTATCCTTCCTTACAGAAGGTGTTGGAAATACTAAGTCTATCGATCGTTTTGAGTATGAGTACCGAGTTAAAACTCATGAAATTAATGTTCGTCCAGTAGTATCAGCTGCCCCTGGGGCTGTTGTAGGTGCTGGTGGAGCTCCTTTCACACTTTCTTTCCCTGACAAATGGTTCGTATTCCCTTACACTTTGGTTTCACAATCAGGTGCTTTGGCTCGTATCATGTCAGAACCAACTCCTGACGGTGATGGTTGGAAGTACACATTGAAGATTGTATCTCCTGATACTGCAAGTATCTCAGTTGCTGACTGTTCTCCTGGAGCACTTTGGGGTCAGTTGTATGCAAACGTAGGAGTTGACTTCTCTCGTGGTAACGGTTCTAACTGGACTGCTCCTGGACTAGTTCGTTCTAAAATTGGTACTATTCGTAAATCTTATCACTTCTCTGGAAATGCTAAAGATTACGTAGCACAATTCGAACTTCCTTTGAAAGAAGGTAGCAAGACTAAACTTTGGATGGACTACGAAGAGTATCGTCACATGCTTAAGTTTAAAGAAGAGTGTGAAATGTACTATTGGTATGGTCAAAAGACTCACGATGCAAATGGTGTTAGCACTATGCTAGATGAGAATGGTCAACCAGTTGTATCTGGACCTGGTCTTCTTGAGCAAGTAATCAACAAAGATTCTTACTCTACTCTTACTCAAGCTAAACTTGAGGAAACAATCGGTGATTTGTTCTATGGTATGACTGATGCTACAGACAAGCAAGTAACCCTTTACACTGGTATTGGTGGTGCTCGTGAGTTTGACCGTGCACTTAAGTCTTACTATGGTTCTAACAGTTACCTTCAAACTACTCAACCTACGTTCATCACTGGATCAGGTCGTAACCTTGGTATTACTGGTTACTTCACTACCTATGAGCACGTTGATGGTCACAAGGTAAATGTAGTTAAAACTAACTTGTTTGACCACGGTCCTGTGGCTCAAGCATCTAAGAAACACCCTGTTTCAGGTCTTCCACTTGAATCATATCGTATGGTATTTGTTGACCAGTCTACTTATGATGGTGAAAACAACCTACAAATGATTAACAAGAAAGGCCGTGAGATGCTTCGTTGGTGTGTTGCTGGTTCTGTAATCCCTAAAGGATTCAGTGGCAATGACACTCGTGCAAGTGATATTGATGGTGCTTCTGTACATATGCTTAAGACTGCAGGTATCTTGCTTCGTCGTTTCGATACCAGCTTGGATCTTCAGTGTACTGCTTCATAAGTTGTGTTTGGTTTGCAATAAAAAGAGGGGGAGTAAAATCCTCCTCTTTTAAACTATAAAATAGACTGCTAATTAACCCCTGGTTATTCTTCTCCAGAAGTCACAAAAAGAACAATTATGTCAAAGATTATTTATATCAGACGAAAAGAGGTGTTAAATCACCTACCAAAAGAGATCAGAGCTGGAGCTAAAGTTAAAATTGGTTCAATGTTCGTAGATCGACTTCCTCTCAAAGGAGTGGATGGATTAGATGAAGAAAAACTTTTGAAAACTTTGATTGACGTTCCACCAGGGCATGCCGACTGGCCAGTTAAAACAAAGGATTTTTGGGCAAGTTTAAGCCTCAAAGTTCCTTTTGAAGGAGTGGCACTTAATGTCGAGCTTGACTCTAATGGGAACCCTGAAAATGTAATGGATTACCTTTACTTTAAATGGGCTCAAAAACATAGGCACGTAGCTGCTACGGAAGACGAAATGAATATTAACTCTGACAAGAGATTTTACATTTACGATCCACAGAGAGACTTGCTTAAAAAGAACGAAAAAGTACAAGTTAAGAAGGATGCTGACAAAGAGTTTATTAAGATATCTTCGGATATTAAAATGATGAAAACTCTTCTACGAGTTTTAACTGGAGAAAATCCAGACAAACTTGGAGATATGGAAGTTGAAAATTCCTTGTACGACTACAAAGAGAAACAACCTGCAAGATTCTTGAAGTTTGCTTTAGATAGCAACTTAGAGATTCAAGCAGAGATTGAAGAAATGATTGAAGCATCTGTACTTCGACGAATTGGAAATCAAGTTATTTTCCAAGACGAAACAATCGGAGAGGACATGACTGATACAATTGTTTACTTCAAGAATAAGAAAAACTCAGGACAAGTGAACATTATGAGAGCTCGTCTGAAGGAAATTGCTAGTTAAAACAAAAAGAAGTAGTTAATGACTGTTAACGAAATGCATATAGCTGTCAACCTGGGGGTGCAAAAGATTGCATCCTTCCAGGCTGACAACCTCTTACCTCAGGAAATAGACCATGAGTTAAACCTTGCTATGCTTAGATTTATTAAGCAGAGGTATAGCCCAATGTCTAATAGAATTGGTAAAGGGTTTGAACAATCTCAAAAAAGAATTGATGATTTAAGAGCATTAGTAGTTGAAGGTCAAGGCAACACTTTTAATGTAGGAGCTGCTTACGATGATTTAGGAGGCTATGTTTATACATCTAGCTTCTCTAACATTTACGTAGATAGATACACTCTTCCATTGGATTATCTCTTTTTGGTATCGGTACGAGCAGAAGTTAATTATAGATGTGACACATCAGTGCTTCCAGACTATGAACCTACTGATAGTAAGTTTGACGGAATAAAAGTGTCACTAACTCCTCCAGCTGCTGGTTATGTTTTAACCGGAATAGACTGGGGATTTGCAGGACTATGGAACTCTATCTTTAATAATCCACTAGGATTAGGTAATGAGATAACTCATGACACATTAATAGATAGTAGCTACTATAACTTTGGACTTATTCCATCAATTAACTTCCCAAGTGAAGGTGCTTTAAATGCATCTTCTCACATTAGCCCTACTTTAGATAGTGACCATTTTTATGTCTCTATTACTGATAATAATGTTTGGGAATTTTTAGATGGAGGTTGGATTAGAACTACTTGGACTCTTAATGGTAATATGGCTACAGCTTTATATGTAGTTGAATCAGAAAGAAAACAAGTACTTAATACAACTAGACAAGCACCTGATGCACTAATTAGACTTAGCCTTTGTAAATATGCTCAGCACGATGACATTATTTACATGCAGGATGACCCATTTAACAGAGTGGATTACAAGTCTCCTTCGTACACAATTGAAGAAAATTTTATCGATATTCACACAGACGATACTTTTGTTATCCCTAAAGTGACTATTAAATATGTAAGAACTCCTGTTGCTATTTCAAAGATTAACGGAATTGGCTGTGAACTTCCAGAACACACCCATCCAGAAATAGTTGAGATGGCAGTAAAAAGTATTCTTGAGGGCATTGAGTCTCCAAGATATCAATCACAATCCTTAGAAAATTTGGAAAGTGAGTAATTAAATTAATGTGTTTAACGCCTAAATTTTAAAACAAAATGGCACCTTCAAATTTAAGTCAGGTATTCGTTGCAAACGATATCTCTGACACTACAAATGGTACTATGCTTGATGGCAGTACTTTTTACACAACTGCTGCTACTGTTGCTAATACACTTATTGGTGTATGGGATATGGGTGCAGCTTCAGGTCCTGCTTACTTGAGTACTGCCCTTACTGCTGCAAAAGGTCCTTTGCAAATTGTACAGACTCCACTTGCTGGAAAAAATACACTTGCATCTCCTCTGTTTGAAGCTAAGGATATCAAGTACATTAAGTACACTCCATATGCAGCTTCTGTAAAGCATAAAGTAGCTTTGGATGTTGGAACACTTACAGGTACTTCAGCAGACGATGCTATCATGGTTCGTTTGGCTCTTCGTACTGCTCCAACAGATTACCTATCTTTTTCTAGTCCTAATGATACAGCTCTTGACCTTTCTGGTGGTGGGTATGTATTTCCATTAGTTGGTAATTTCTCTGCTGGTCGTATGATCTTTAATGTAGAAATTTCTGAAGCAGATCATGCTAACACAGAAGCTACTTTCTACACTAAACTTGCAGCTGCTATTGCTGCTAACAAAACACTAAATGCAATATTTAAGTGTACAGACAATACTACTACTATCGACATTGAAGCTCGTCACGTAGGTGTAATCTTTGACATGACTGTTCAATACTCAGATGGTCGTGCTCTTGCTGACACTCAAACTGTAACAGGTTTTGATCCAGGATGTGGTAACTACTGGCAGGTTTTGGCTGATGAAAAGAAGCAACGTGCTAAGTATGGTAACTTTAACCGTATGTATTTCCCACAAGACTTTACACAGTATGCTGTGTCAGGTAACACTTATGATTGTGTGGAAGTAGGCTACCTTCACGGCCATCCTTCATCTACGGGTATTGCTCGTGCAGGTGAGATGAATGTAATCAAAATGTATCATAAAGTTGCTGTTGCTGCCAACACTCTTGCAGATGCAGTATTTGGTGGTTACACTGTAGGTACTGGTACATACTTTACTTACTAAGAAGTATTTTTTATTAAAAAGACAGGGGAGAAATCCTCTGTCTTTTTATACTTTTTCATATCTTTACTAAAAGTTTATTATGGCTACTGCTATCACATCAATTTCAATAACCCCGGATTGTAAAGTATTAACTGCTACAATAACTGCAGCATTAATTACTGACTTATATGCTATTGATAACCATGTTACTGGCACCTCTGGAAACACCGACACTGTTGGAACAGTAACTATCAGTGCAAGTAATGTTGCCACTTGGGTTATTACTGCTGCTGAATTTGGAGAAGACTTTAATGGAGTTATTGAAATTAATGTTGCAGCTAATAACTTGTATTCCTATACAGTTTCAAGTTGTGAAATAAACTGCTGTATTTCAGCTTTAGTGCAACAAGCAATTGATTGCCATTGTGAGTGTGATAGATGTGATGAAGACCTTAGAACTGCTGAGAAAGTACACCTTCTGATTGAATCAGCTCAACATGTTACTTACAGTGAAAGTAACATTGCTGATGCAGTTGCTAAATATAGGAAAGCTAAAGAGTTTTGCACAGCATCGTGTGCTTGTGGATGTTAATACTTTGTAATAATGGCCGTAGATACGATACCTTCTTTAATTAATGGTAAAACCTTAACTCAACACTTATTGATAATTCAAGAGTGTTTGGCTACTAAGGGTACTGGCTATTTAAACAAAATCTTAGGAGGAGTTAGATGTTCTAATCTAGAACTATCTAAACTTGAACTTATCTTTCATTTATTATCTCAATCAAATACTACTAGTGGTAGAGGATTAGAATGCATCTTCACTTTAGAAGAAGGGGCTGGTTTTAAATATGGGGCAACTACTTCTACCCCAACTCCTGCTACAACTCACTTAGAAACCTTTATAACCTTTGCTTCTCAATTTTGCAAAGACTGTATTGTAACAGAAGATCCAACCCCAGCAGTTCCTCCTGCAACAACTTACTACTTAATGTCAGAATCAGGAGTAGAGCTAACTCTTGAGAATGGAGGCCATATAAACTTACAATAAGAATATTTAAAAAATGCCAACAATAACTTCATTAACAGCATTAGCAAAAACAAGTGTAGGAGCAAATGACTTCTTACTAATTGCTAATTCATCTGTTCCAACTAACTATAAGTTTTTAGCTTCAGACTTCTTTCCAACTCTAAGTACTCTAGGTACTACAAGTGAGTCATTATTTGTTAGTATCACTAATAAAAACGTACTTAACTTTAAAGGAATTAAGTCTCTAAGTAACTTGTTAACAGTAGCAACTGCTAGTAATAACATTACTTTACAAGTAAATCCTGCTAACATTGACCTATCAACTTGTAATAATACTACATCAGCATTCTTAAGTACTGTAGCATTAGCATCTAATGTAACAGGAACTTTACCTGTTGCTAATGGTGGTACTGGGGCAACAACTTTAACTGCAAATTCGATTCTACTAGGAGCAGGTACTTCAGCCTTTACAGCTTTAGGAGCTGCTACTAATGGTCAAATTCCAATTGGAAGAACTGGTCTAGGTCCATTACTTGCTACTTTAACTGCAGGAACTAATGTTACTATTACTAATGGTTCTGGGTCAATAACAATAGCTTCACGATTAGATTCTCTAACTGTTGATGTTGATGGTGGTGGATTTACAATATATAATATTGGTTGGCTAAACAACTCAGGAACTGCCGGCCAAGGTCAAACTTTTAATGGTTCAGACCAAGCATTCTTTAGTTCAGCTGGAGCTACTCCATTTTATAGTGGGGATGTGAACATTGATAATGACCTTTATTTAAATGGTAGTAACTCTCAAGTTATCGGAATGACAAGTTCTGCAGTTCCAAGACCTTTAAGAATTGAAGGGTCATCAGCTACAGCAGCTGGTAATGGTGCAGATGTATCTATGGCAGGTGGTACTTCACTAGGAGCCAATACAGGAGGTAATCTTAATTTTTATGCTGGGGCTCACGATGGTAGTGGCACTTCTGGAGATATTAACTTCTATGGAGTTAATGCTACACCTGCTAGTCAGTTGGCAATGAAAATTGTAGGAACTAGTAAAAGAGTCGGAATAAACGAAAGTTCTCCTGACACAATGTTACATGTAACTCAATCGGATGCATCAGCTAATTTGCCAGCTTTAACTCTTGAGCAATTAGATACTGGTGAATCTTTTGCTAATTTTGTTGGAACTAGTGGAGCAGCTAGTGCTAATTCACTATCTAGTTCGACAGCATCAGCAGCGGCTAAGACAGGAGCAATTCGAGTTAAGATAAACGGAGTAGATGCTTGGATAAGAGTATATGCTACTGCAGAATAATAATTTAATGCATATTAACAAACCAAATAATATCATGTCTTTAAAAGCAACAGAAAAGTACGGAGTGCCCGTAACAGCAACGAACAAAGAGTTCTTGACAATCTTCCAAACATTACAGGAGACGAAGGCTGTAAGAGGAATTAAGTATGCTACAATTGTAGTAAAAAATTGTGGAATAATTGAACAGCATCTTAAAGAGCTGGAAGCTATGGCTATGCCATCTGAAGATTTTGTAATACTATCTCAGAAAGCTCAAGCATTTATTGGAGCTGAAGATGAAGAAGGTTTAAAGGCTCTTGAAGCAGAACACGTTGATGTAATTGAGGCTAGAAAAGCTCAGCTTGCTGAAGTCGAAGTACGACTAAATCAAGAAGCTATTTTAGAACTTAAACTCATTAACGAAGAAATTTTACCAGATGACATTACTGCTGAACAAATAGAAAAGCTAATGAAGATTATTAGTTAAGATATAAAGTAAAAATTATGACTTTAGATGAAATTGCTTACAACCTATTAAACTTGTTTCGAGGAGGCCGAAGTTCCCAAGATGAGAACTTGTCTCTAGACCAAATTAAGTTTAATATTAAACATTACCGTGCAGTCTTTATTCGTAGAGACTTTGCTCGTAATGGGCTTGTGACTCGTCACTTGGAACAAGATCTACGTTGTGTAGAACTTGAGAAGGTTGACTTATCTAAATGTTGTAACTTAATTATTGACTGTCCTGCCTACAGAAGTGTGAAGCCTCTTCCAAAGACCGTAAGGTTTAACTTTGAGGAGGCTATCACATATGTAGGGGATGTTACTGGTATTGGGAGAATGCAGTTAATTAAACCATACGAAGTTGCTTACCTTAGTTATGATAAGTACACTAAGAATAATCCAAAAGCTTATATGATTGAGGATTATCTTTATGTAGTTAATCATCAAGGAGCTCAGTATGTTAATGTAAGAGGAATTTTTGAAGACCCAGAAGAAGTACAAGACTTTATTGACTGTGATGGAAATCCTTGTTACAGTGATTCAGATGTTTTTCCAATGCCTATGGATATGGTCCAAGCTATTAATGCCGGAATGATGAACGGAGAACTTAGATTATTGGCAGGTACTTTCTCAGATACATCTGCAGATAGAGTACAAGATTTAACTCCAATGGCACCTCCAACTCAACAACAAGAACAATAAACTAACTTGAAATGGCAGCAGCATCTTGGCAACGTAAATCCGGTAAAAATCCAAAAGGTGGATTAAATGAAAAAGGAAGAAAGTCTTATGAAAGACAGAATCCAGGATCCAATTTAAAAGCTCCCCAACCAAAGGGTGGGAAACGACGAAACTCTTTTTGTAGTAGAATGTGTGGGATGAAATCTAAGCTAACCTCGTCAGAGACAGCTAATGATCCAAACTCACGAATTAATAAGTCATTAAGAATTTGGAATTGTGGAAGTTGTAGCAATTGGTAATATGAAAGCATTTAATTTACATAAAAACGTGGATAAACTATTTGATAATTTTGAATGGGCCGGCTTGAACCTAATATGGGGAGCTTGGACATGGGCAATGATGTCTCAATCGATTACTTGGATATTAGGTTGTATAGGAGCTTTAACTCTTATATGGTTTAATGTTGAACGAGCTCTTAAGGCTAGGAAAGAACGAGGTATGTTAGAAGGTAAACCAACTAAAACAAACCGTCATGGGAAAGCTGAATAAACTTGGGGTTGAAAACTCACTATGGAATAATATCCGAGCTAAAAAAGGCTCTGGTAAACAACCAACTAAAGAGATGCTTAAACAAGAGGCTAAAATTAAAAAAGAAGAAAAGATGAAAAAAACTGGTGGTAAAAAATCTAGTTGGTTAGAAGATTCTAAAGAGCTCAAGTTTGGCAAACTTTCTAAAAAATATTTAGATGGAGGTCCAATAACAACTCCTCCTGCTAAGATGGATCCAAAAGAAGCTTTAGGTAAAGTGTTTACAGGTGAAATGACTGGGGCTCAAGCAAATGCTGCAACTGGCTTTGGAAATAAGCCAAAGAAATACACTGATGCTGAAAATATTGATAATCTTAAAAAAGTATTTAGTGGAACTCATGTGCAAGATGCCCAAGGCAATATAGTTCCTAAAGTTAAGAAAACTGGTGGTAAAAAGAAAATGGGTGGTAAAAAATGCTAACAAATAATAAAATGATACCAAAGTATAAAAAAGGAGGTAAATCCTCTAAGCCTAAAATGAAAGAATCTTGGATGGAAGAGTCTAAGGAAATTCATTTTGGAAGTAAGCCTAAAATGATGGGAGGTAAAAAAGCTAAGAATAAAATTAAAAAATATCAAACAGCTGGGGTTTCTGAAGAAGAAACTGCAGAAGAAACTACAGAAAAAACTGTACCAGCTACAACTACTGTAGCTCCTGCTGCTGAAGCTCCTAAAGATCAGTTTTATGAGTTGGCTAATAAACTTGCAGAATCAAGTCCACGAAATGCTAGGAAAGCTTTAAAAAAAGCTACAAAAGTAGAGATAGCTAGAGCAACTGGTACAAGAGTTGGCTCTAAAGCTGGGGAAACTTTAGCAGGTGCTGGAGCAGCTATGTCAGGAGCAGCTAATTTAGTTAGCTCAGTTAAGCCAGGTCAACAACGTACTGGAGGAGCTAAATCTATGGAACCAGGTGGTGGTGGTAGATTTGATAAGATGGTAGCTGGACTTAAGAAGAAAGGTAAATCTGAAGAGTCTGCTAAAGCTATTGCTGCTTCTGCCGGTCGTAAGAAATATGGTAAATCTCGTTTCCAAGAGATGGCAGCTGCTGGTAGAAGAAAGAAAGAGGAAGGAGGATTTGAAGATGAAGAAATGGAGATGGAAATGGAAATGGAAACTACTGAATCTAGCATGAGACCTAAAAAACGTAAAAGACCTCAAAAACGTAAAAAGATAGATGCATCTGGAGATGCAAGAAGACGTGGAGATAGAGCACGTGGAAACCAAAAAAGAGGAAGGACTGGATGCTATAGTGGAAGCTGTGCTGAAAGTATGCCAGAAGTTTAATATGCAAACCAAATCACATACTTTAAAAGCTATTTACAGAAGTTTTAAAAAAGATCATAAAGACATTCCTTTTAAACTGTTTTCAGATTTATGTATTGAGTTTAATACTAGTATTATAGACGAGCTACTACTAGGAAAAGAATTTAATATGTTGAGTAACATGGGATTACTAGCAATCAAACGAGTTGATAGAGATCCGAGGACAATGTCTATTGATTGGGCAGAAACTACTAAGTATAAACAGGAGCTCCTTGAAAAGGGAGTTCCTTTATATGATAGCAGCACAGGTAAAGGCCAGAAGTGGCACATTTACTACACAGATAAATTTTATTGTAAATTTCACTGGACTAAGTACAAGTGTAAACGGAAGAATAAGAGTGTGTATAGATTCGACCCTACTCGAGGAGTAAAAGGGAATAAAGAAAAACTTACACAGCTTTTACAAACTGATGATTTAGCTTATCTTAGGTTCAAAAAATATACCTATTAAATGATATACAAATTAGTATCAAGTAAAGCAATTATCAGAAAAGTTATGAGGGACTTAAAACCTCCTGGAGATAACTGGTTAGATGATGCTATTGAATGGATAGGAGAAGCTCTTTCACACATAGGGTCTTCTCCTCAGTTGTCTCAGAAGGGATGTGTTTTACCTATCGAAAACTTTAAAGCACTACTTCCTACAGACTTGTACTATATCAATCAAGTAGGTATTAATAATGCTGTTAATCCAACAATTAGTACAGAGTTAACTGCACTATTAGCTCAAGTAAAAGAGTTAAATGCTCTTATTCAAGCTAACCCTAACGATAGTGTTGGATTTAATAATCAACTACGTACTTTAAATTCTAGAATAGTAGTGTTGGAGAATATGTACCTAAACTCCGGTCAACCAATGACTCCGTTGCAGTATGGTACTTCTACTTTTCCAGCACATCTACACTGTGAAGACTGTAACAATCAATTTGCTAAAGCTAAAGATACTTATGTAATCGATGGAGATTACATAAAAACTTCTTTTGAAACTGGCCAAGTTTGTTTGAGTTACACAGCTTTTCCAATAGATAGTGACTGTTATCCAATGGTACCAGATGACATTAGTTTTAAAGAAGCTATGTTCTGGTACATCTATAAGCAAATGCTATTAGGAGGATACACTCCATCTATGAATGGAATAGGGTATAATTTTGCAGATGACAAATGGAGATTTTACTGCACTCAAGCTAGAAATAGTGCTAATTATCCAAGCATAGATAAGTACGAATCATTTATGAATCAATGGGTTAGACTTATCCCAAATATTAACAGGCATGCTAACTTCTTCGAGAACTTAAATACTCGAGAAGAACTTGACCGTGGGTCCTATAATAGACGATATTTGTAAAAGTAAAGGATAAGGATAAAGAGATTAAACTATGGCAGCAAAATTCATAAAAGGAATGTCTAAAGATACTGGTCGAATGGACCAGATCGATGGCACTTATAGAGATGCTTTAAATGCAGTACTAGAAGGACTTAAAGGTTCAGTTAGTAATGAGTATGGAAATAAGTGGATAGGCACACTCCTAGGTGATGGTGGATTAGGACTACTTCCAGTTGGACAGATTCCTCTTCCAGACGATAACTTTTTAATTTTTGCTGTTAGTCAAGATGGTATTTACTCCTACATTATCTATGTAGAGGGGAAACCAGGTACACCTCTAATCCTTCTTAAAACTCCTGCTTCAGGACTATCATTTACTTCAATTGGAGATTTAAAGTTTGATGTAGAGCACCCAATAACTGGAGAGTATAGACTATCTCCAACTGGTGATATTATTGTGTATTTTACTGATAATAAGTACACTCAAAGTGTTGAACCTAATACTGGTATAGAGTACCTATCTCAATTTAATCCTCCACGAGTTTTAAATGTAAGTAGACAAAAACGTGCAGTTGAAAGTCAAGGAGTATCATTCAATCAGTTGTACACTAACGGTGATACATCTATTGATTCAATGAACTTGTTTCAGCATGCATCTAGAATACCAGAGTTTGATTCAATCAAAATAATCAGAGGTGGTGGAGTTGTAAGTGGTACATACTATTTAGGATTGGCTTATGCTGATACAGACTTTACTGAGACCAATGTATTGACTCTTTCTAACCCAGTTTACATTGTCCCTACGGACGAGGATACTATTCCTCGAGAAATGATCAGTGGTTCTCCAGGAGAATTTCAGACTAATAAGTCTATCTTATGGAAAATCAATGCTCAGAATAGTGATTACAAATATGTAATTCCATTTGTAATTCAGTTTATGGGAAATGCTAGGTTTGCTTATAAACTAGAACCCATAGAAATTAAAGTTGGAAGTCTTACTGAGGTAATGTACAGTGGACTAGAGAATGCAGCTCAGTCTGCAATTGAAGAAGTGATTATCGATAAAGTTAAGTATGCTACAGCCAAAGCTCTTTGTCAACTGGATAACAGACTTTATGCAGCTAACTTAACTGGAAGAAAAGATCTTGGATTTCAAAGATTTGCTAATAACATCCAACTTACTGTAGGAGCTACTGCTATATCTAAGTTTGATCCTAGACGGTACGATATCTTCAATCTAAATGAAGGATATGCAAAACTAATTGGGCAGAATAGAAATCAGATGCCTAGTTATATTGAGGATGCTACTACCTTTTACCAAAGAGAAGCTGAGCTAGTATCTTACATGTTTACTAACATAGCAGCTGTTCAAAGAAATAACTCTAAAGGATATAGAGATGTAGAGTCTATGTTATTTAAACAAAAGACATACCGTAGAGGAGAAGTTTATGCTTTCTACATTTCTTTTATATTAGTAGATGGATCAGAATCTTATGCTTACCACATTCCAGGTAGAAAAAGTATTCATCCAATCGAGACTAAGAATATCAATGAAGCAGGTACTTTAATTAACTTTAAAGGTACCGAAATCTATAACTCTAATCCTGATGGTAAGGTATTCCAATACCTAGATTCTACTGTAGCTTTAAGTTCATTAGGTTTCGTATCTTCAACAGGGTATTGGGAAAACAGTAACGAGTATTATCCTAACGATCCTAACTTTGAAGTATTCTCTGTTGATATGAACGGGAATCCTGCATATGTAGATACACTAGTAGGAAAAAAGATTAGGCACCATAAAATGCCTTCTAATCATAATCCTACTTATTCGTATGTAAAACAAAGCACGGATTTCTCTAGTCCTGGAATAGCAGCTGAAGCTAGTGCTGAAGGTAATGTTACATTTAATGAGCAAGTTAGACTACTTTATATAACACTTAATAATCTTAGAATACCTAAGTTTATCTTAGAGCAAGTTCAAGGATATAAAGTTTACTATGCAAAAAGAACTCAAGCTAATAAAACTATCATTGGTCAGAGTGGTTTGCAAGGAGCTATTCCATACTTAGCAGCTAACTTATCTCCTGAAACATCAGATGCTAAAGAGGGTCCATACCATAACATGTGGTATTTTTATGCTACTCCTAACACTGCATCTGTAAGTGTAGGAGATGGTGCATGGACTACTAACTCTTACTTATCTCAACCAGTAGTTAAATTCCACGACTTTAACCTACTTAGAAAAAAGCATACGTTGGCAACTGCTACTCACATAGATGTGCAGTATGTAGTAACTATGCAAAACTGGCATGGTGGATATAAAGGAGCTAAAAGAGATGCTACAAATAATGTTTATGTAAGTTTTAGAGCTGGGCACGGTGATGACGAGCATGCATGGGTACATCCAGATTTAGGTAATACTATTAACTTTAATTACAACCCAGATGAAGCTAATTATGATATTTGGGGACCCCCTTATTTATATGGTAAAGTATTAATTGGGGCTAAATACAATGCTCCAGGTTTAGCAAATGTTGATGTCGGAGTTAGTGGTGGAGCTGCAGGATTTATCAATCAGTCTCAGATGCTAAGTAATCTGCAGACTATCTTTATGTTAGATCCGGAAGGAGCTACCTATTTATCTGGACTATCTTTCTTTAAGAACACTAATGCAACATCATTTAAAGGGGCAACTTACCTAGTTAATAACAGTGGAGAAAGTGCCATTGCTTTATCTATGGTATCAGGTGTTCCAGTACTCCGAGGATATTTTTCATCAAATTGGGGAGCATTAGAAAACAGCCATATTGCTAAATCACCTCTAAGTGTTACAGTAACACTACCTCCTCCAGCAGTATCAGTTAAGCAAGATATTGGAAGACCTAATGTTTACTTAGCAAATTTATGTTCAGCTAAAACTGACGTATTTGAACCATTTGATCAACAGCAGTTAGTATGGACTGGATTCTATCAACCATTTTTATTTAAAGATACTGCTACAGGTGTAGCTTATGATGATGATGAGAAGAAATTTAGAAGAGACTACTATGCCGGTGCTAGTACTCCAGCAATTTATGGTGGAGATACTTATATAACTAGATACGGATATAGATCTACTTCTCAAAGCCATAGTATAATTAGATTTAGAAGAGCAGATAATGAAGATGTAAGTCCAATTGATTATATATCAGGAGATATACCATTTGATTTAAATACTGGATATACTGCTAACTACAAAGTATTAAACCAAGGAAATGCAGCTCAACGATTAGCTGCCATTAATAACGAGATTAACTGGACTAAAGGTGATACTACAGTTGTTACAACTCTTTATCAATTCATAGTAGAGTCTGATGATAACATCAACTTTAGACACTGTGGAGATGTAGAGAAAGGAGTATCACCAGCTATGAGTGTATACTTTGATAAGTACACGGCATCTGATGTAATGTATAAGACACCTCTTAATGACTTAACTAAGATGGATAATCTTCTTTATGAAGACCACTACTCTGCAGTTCAAGATTTGAGAGTTACAATACCATTCCCAAAACGAGATAAATCTACTAACCTATATCCTAATAGAGTTATTAGATCTAGTGTTCAAGATGGTAATTTCAACGATTCTTACAAGTACTTCCTAGCTTTAGACTATAAAGACTTTGGACAAAATAAAGGTCCAATTACCAACATCTTTAATTTAAATGCTCTGCTATTTATACATACAGAAAACAGTTTATTTAGAACTAAAGGTAAACAAACAGTAGCTTTATCAGATGCTAACCAAGCTTATATTGGTAGTGGAGACTTATTTGCTCAAGAGCCTGACGAGTTTGTACAAAGTCAAGAAGGATACCTTGGTAACTATAACAAGCTTTCATCTTTAATTACTAAAGATGGATATGTCTTCCTTGGGTACAAGTCTAGAAAGATTTTCTTAATCGGAGATAAAGTAACAGATTTAACAGATCTGGGAATGGATGTCTGGGCTAGAGAGAATATCCCATTTGCTTTAGAGGCATTTGGATATGACTTTAATATCGGAGAGTTCAACATAGATGCTCCAACTAGTTACTTTGGATTTCATACTACTTATGATCCACTCTTTAAACGTATCATTATTACTAAGAGAGAGTTAGTACCTACTAGTAGATTTATCAGTGACTTTAATAAAGGAGATATCTACTTCTCTCCTGGAAAGAATACTTTTTATATTAAAAAGAATGGAGTAGCTGTTAAGATACGAGAAGGAATTTTCTTTGAACGGTCTGGATGGACAATCTCTTTCTCTTTAGATTTTGGAGTATGGGCTAGTAGACACTCGTATGTCCCACCACTATATGCTTACAATTCTAAGTTCTTGTATAGTATGGACCCATTTGCAAGTGGAAGATTCTATGTACATAATAACATAGATGAGCCTTGTGAGTTTTATGATTCTACTTATAACTTTGAGTTTGAGTTTATTTCTACAGGAAAGGTTACTACTACTACACAGGGAACTCTATCTATGAAAGATAAAAACAAAGTATTTTATTCAGTATCTTATACTGCTGATGTACTAGCTAAATCTCCTACAGAATTGTACAGAGTTAGACAGCAATTTGATCCTGGATTTACCCATTACACAGTATACAATACTTTCCAACTATCTGGTAAGAAGTCATTTAAGTACCTCGAGAATATTAGAAAAAGTGATAATAATTGGATATTTAATGACTTTAGAGATATGGCTTCTAATGGAGTAGATACTCACCTTGCAGTTGGTCAGGTACCAGTAGGTAGCACCTCAGGATACTCATCAAGTACTATCCCTAGTGGAGGTTCTCCAATGTTTTTATCTGAAGGTAACTACAATTCTGGATACTTAAATTTGGATAAACCTTGGAGTGAGCAAAAGAAATTTGTAGATAAATTCTTGGCAGTTAGATTATATGCTACCAACGAATCAAAAACTTTAATAAATTTGTATACTGCTGAATCAGCATACAGAATATCTAATAGATAATGGCTAAACGATTACTTTCTAAGAAAACTAAATCTGGTGTTAAAAAGTATGCACTAGCAGGATATAACATGTCTGGTACAAGCCAGGCTTTGCAAAACTCTGCTAATACTACCCAGAAGAATCCTTATATGACTGAGGAGCAAGCTGCTTACGAAGATAAGATGTTTGACTATTATGGTACTAAAGCCAATAAAGCTAAAACGGATGCTCTTAGAATGCAGCAAGAAATCGAAGCTGCTGATAAAGAAGAGATTAATAGTACACTTAATTCTAGTGCTAATACCCTAGCTAAAGCTGCCGGTAAAGATATAAAAGCTGGCACATTTGGTAAGTTTTTTGTACCTAAAGCTTTTGATGCTGGAGTGGCTAGTGCAGATGCTGCTACTGCTAGTACATTAGGTTTATCAACAGCTAATACTGCCGCTTCCGCAGGATATGCAGCCCCAATTACAACAGGTATTCAAAGCACTGCTCCTTCAGTATTAACTTCTTCAGCAGTTGCCCCATCAGCAGGAGCTGTTGCTTTTGATACTGCAGCTGCAAACACGGCTGCCACTGCCTCTCAAACAGCTGCTTCTACTGTTCCTCAGATGACTAATTTAGCATCTGCAGGTATTGGTGTAGGTTTAAATGTAGCAGGAGTTGCAACTGAAAAACTAACAGATGACAAATCTGAGTTTACAAATACTAAAAAAGAACGTACTGGAAATGTAGTAGGTAGTGGATTAAAGAGTGCAGGAACAGGATTTGGAATAGGTGCTACTCTCGGAAGTGTAGTTCCAGGAGTTGGTAATGTAGTTGGTGGTGTAGTAGGAGGATTAATTGGAGCTGGAGTAGGAGTAGCTAAAGGGATAAAAGAAAATAAAGGTAATAAGAAACGTGCCGATGAACTTCAAGCTGAGCAAAGTAAACTAGCTAGTGCTTACCAATCTTCCTATTTAAATCCTAGATATACTGGTGATGATAAAGGATTTGGATATAACTCTAGTACTAACATGAATAATAACTTTACATCTAGTTACTTTCAAGCTAAGTTAGGAGGAGCTAAAAAACTTCCAGGAGGTTATGAAGTTCCAATTGGACCTAACGGGGAAGTTAAATATGTAGGTAATACACACGAAGAGGGTGGTATTATGGAATCACCTGAAGCTGAGGTAGAACACAATGAAACTAAAGGTATGGTTTATATGAAAAAGCAAGGAGGTGCTAAACCTAAAGAATATTTCTTTTCAGAATATTTAAAACTTGGAGGTGTATCATTCTCTAAGATTCATGAAGATATGGTTAAAGCTAGGGCTAGCCAAGAGCAAATTCAAGCTTTAGCTAAGAAGCAAGAAGAAGTTGCTGGACGTAATCCTAAGCAAGTAGCTATGTATGGAGGTCCTAGAAAGTATCAAATTGCTGGGCCTAAAGAAGAAGAACTGGCACCAGAGATAGGTGCAGAAGGACCTATAAAAGTTCAATATGGCCTTGGGTATAACTATGTTACAGGGTCTGGAGCAGAAGAAGTTGCACAAGAAGCTGGTAATACTTTATCTCAAGATAATGCTACTGGGGAGTACATAGTTAGAGATGCTAATGGTAATGAATTAAGTCGTAGTAAAGATAGAGTTACAGCTCAAAAGAAAGCTAGTGCTGGACCTCCTGCTCCTGTTAATAATTCAGCTACACCAAGAACTCAAGAGGAATTACAAGCTGAAATTCAAGCTGAGAGAGATAAAAAAGTAGAAGAAGCTGCTAATCAAGCTGCTAGTGTTGCTACTTACGGAGCTCCTAAAACTACTGTAGCTCCTACTGCTTGGGATGGTAAAGTTGATACTCCTCAAATGGCTTACGATGTAAACAAGCCTATGTTAGGTAAAGAGTCTATGACAAAGACAGAGTATGATGCAGCTGTTGCTAAGTATGGACTTGGAATTGTAGATCCGTGGAGAGCTACTGATGAGGCTAATGACAAGTATATAAAGTCTAATATGAATACTGTAACCCTGCAAAATCAAGACGATAATATGGGTAATATATATGGCGACGATAGTAATATTAGTAATGCCCTAAGTGAAAAGTATTTATACGCTGTAGATGACAAAGATTATAATACAATTGGGTATGAAACTACGGAAGGATCCAAGAGAAGAGAAGCAACAGAAGAAGCAGCAGCTACTACTACTATAACTAAAGAAGGAGCTACTGAAACTAAAGATAAGTTAATTGGAGCTAAAGATCCAAACCTTCTTCCACAGTTTGAAAATGCTAAAACTAATCCTATTTGGAGTAAAGAAAATTATGGGGCTTGGAAAACTAGAGTTAATACAGCTTTAGATAATGAGGCTACTGCTACTGAAGTTGCTAATTATATCTCAACATACTCTGGCCCATATGCAGAACAAGTTAAAAAACGAGCTGCAGGTAAAACTGGAGCCGAACTTATAAAAATAATTAGAGATGAAGCTACTGATAACCAACCCGGTATTTTCCACGAAGCAGTAAGACTAGCTTTAGAAAATACTAAACCTAAGGAAGAACCTAAGAAAGAGGATGTTAAAGTAGAGGATGTTAAAGATGAAACTCCTCCACAACCTCCACTACCTCCAAAATTACAACCTTGTCCAACTGGACAATATAGAGATGCTGCTGGTAATTGTAAGCAACCTATGGAACCACCAGCAGATGGAATAAATCCTACTTTAATAGCAGGAGTATCTCAACTTATTCCTCCTATTTATGGCATGGTTAATAGATACCAAACTGCTAAAGGTATCCCAGGTGTTGCTGGAGCTGCCGGTATTCGTGGACCTCTTATGCCTCGAGTTAATTTGAATAGAGAAAGAGATCAATCAGCTAAGAGTAATACAGCTGTTAGAAACTTTATATCTTCAAACAATACTGGTCCTGGTGGAATCATTGCTGCTATGACTGCTAATAAAGATATGAATGAGCAGATGTTAAGCATTGCTTCAAAAGAATCAGCAGCTAATAAAGAGTTAGCTGGAGAAGAAGCAAAACTTGGCATGCAAGCATCTATGTTCAATGCTGAACAAGACCTTAAGAGACAAGGTATAAATGCTGATATCAATCAATTTAACAAGAAGTTAGAAGTAGGAGAAAAGCAGTATCGTAGAGAAGAAATAATGGGAGCAATAGATACTGCAGTATCCCGAGTAGCTGGGGTAGTTAAAGATGAAAGAATGTACAAAGCAACTGAGAGATTAGCTAAAGCTTTGGACCAAACTAAGTCTTATGATAGATACGAAGTTTACGAGAAGTTTGTAAAAGAGAAAAAGAGAAAAGGTTCCCCACTTGCTAATATGTCTGACTATGAAATTCGATTGATGGCTGCAGCTATTGTAGGAGAAACTACTGTAGTACCACCATCAGGGAAAGAGGGAGAGGAAGGTGGAGATAAGAAGAAACTTGGAGGTATTAAAAAATACGTTTCAAGACTTGGAGATTTAAAGTACAATAAAGTAAAAGTTTAAGATATGCCTTATAAATTTGGTGAATATGTATCTACATATGTAGATCCTAACTCGGTAAAAATTTCTGAAGCTTTACAAGAAAGGTTTCTTAGTACGTTTGCTGCAAATGATCAGTTAGCTACAGCTATCGATCAGATGCAAGCTGCATTACCATTTGAAAATGATATGCAGAGAAAGAGGCAACTGCAGAGAGAGATGGAGAATAAGCTTACTGTATTATCGGAAAGGGGTGACTATGAAAACTTAGGATTTCAAGTACATAAAGCAGCAAAAGATTTTACTAAAGAATACTCTCCAATAAAAGAAAACTATGCTAGATATCAAACTGCATTACAGGAGTTACAGAAAGGTGTAGATGCTAAAGAAATTAATGCAGAGTATGCACAGATGTTTCCTGCATACATGTCTAGAAACTACAAAGGTTTTGAGATAGATCCTGAGACTGGCCGAGTTAAAGAAGGTACGATGTTCTCAGCTCCAAGTATAATCAAAGACCCTAAAGTTTTTGATAAGATTAAAGATGCTATTACTATTATTAAACCTGAAGGAAGGGAAATTAAAAGTAATCAAATTGGTGTTGGAGAAGATGGTAGATATAATGTTACTACTGAATCTGGTACTGAATATATTAGTCCAGAAGTTGTAGAGCAAGCTATTAGTATGGTTATGAATGATCCAGATGTTAGAGCTTATACAACTCAAGTAGCTGATATGAAAGCTTATTCTTATCAAAAATCTGGAGCACTAACTGAAGTTATTAACTCTCAAACTACTCAAATTACAGAAGCTATTACGGCTTACCAAGAAGCTATCGATAAAGGTAGATTAACTACTGCTGAGAAAAAACAAGTAGCAAATAATATTGTTGCTTTAAATGAGGAGTTACAGAAATTAGCCGCAGCTTCTGGTGATGAAAAAGTTGCATATGACTATGTTAGGAATAAGATTGCTAATGAGATGTACAAGCCTATGACGGACTTTGTAGTCGATGCAGCTTCTTATCAGAAAACTAAGCAAAGTACTATTTATGATGAAAATCAAGTTTGGTTAGCTAACTATAAATCAGAGATAGACTATAAAAATGCTAATCCTACTTTAGAACATGCATCAGAAGTATATGCTGAAGCTACATTAGGTGGTGGAACTGTTGCTGAAAAACAAACTTATGTACAACAACAGTATGCTATATCTATGGAATTGTATAAGAAAGCAGAAGATAAAACTATTGACACTGAAACAAAAAAAGAGTTCCAACGTCAGGCTCAACTAGCAAAAGAAAATGCTCAACTAGCACAGCACTTTATAGATAAAGCTATTAATTCTTCTATAGGATATAAAGACCTTGAAAAACACGATCCAACTGTAGTTAATGTAGTAAAAGAATTATATCCAAATATTACTACTGCACAGATGGGGCAGAAGTTAGTAGAGATATTAGCTAATCCACAGTCTGAAAACTTTAAACAATTTGAAACTTTATTTAATTCTAAGTATGGAGATAAAGCTTTAGCTAATCACTTTTCAACATATTACAATGCAACTAGGCAGTTAGGTCAAGGAGTAGATATTTCCGATAGATTAGGCAAAGATAGTAATGTACAAAGGAAAGGTATGGTAAATGAATTTATTGATTACAAATTTGCTGGTCAACAACTTGCAGAAAAGTTTAGTAATGAAGTAAACGCTGGTCACGTAAATTCTAAGTTTAAAGAGATGAAAACTTCGTCTGTTGCAATTACAGGAGCATTGCCTGCTTTAACTACTGCTGAATCTAAAGCTGTTACTTTAGCTGCTAAAGACTATTTTACTGGGTGGTCTATTCCTGAGAATGTTGTTGTATATGATGTTACAGGTGATGCTACAGAAACCTTAACTAAAGATAATTTGCAAGGTATGAAGACAGCTAGGTATAAATTTATACCAGATTATGGTACAATGGGAGCTTGGGAGTTAGAATTAGAAAATCCATCTACCCACGTAGTTAGAACAGTATTATTGCCTGGAGAGCAAGTATCTTCTCCAGAATTAAAACGATATATGTCAAGCCCTAGTATGAGATTTGCTCAAAAAGTTAATAAATATAATACTAGAGAGAACGGAGATATTACAAGTTTTGAACTTGAAGGTAAAACTATAAATGGTAAAAAAGCTGGAAACTTAACTATAAGTGTACGTTCAGAAGGAGACGGAGATCCATTAGTAGCATTATCTGATGCTACAGGTACATACTATTCAATATATACAGATGCTAATGGTAAAGTGCAAACAAAAGTTTCTACAACTCCAGTATTTAGTAGAATGGATAGTCAACAGTTTAAAGAATTAGCTGCATCTGGTTTATATGAATTTAGGTAATATTTAGTACTTTTACAACATGAGTGATACTTCAAATAGCTTCTTAAGTAAACTTACTGGATTACCAGACGTAGATATTAATGCAGCTAAAGAACCTCCTGTTAGTGGAGAGCAAAATTTCCTGTCATTAATATCTGGAATAGCTCCAAAAGAATTACCTACTCCTAACTATAGAACAGGTACTAGAGATCCACTAGCTGATAGACGTGCTAGCATAGACTTAACTAATGTCTATACAGATCCTATATCCTCTTACGTGGATTATGGAGTACCATTAAATCCATTCACAGATTGGAATGAAACTAGAGCTCAGAATCAAGGAGCTGGTGAACAGTTTCTTCATGGTATAGCTAAAGCTACAATTACAGCTGGAGGAGCTTTTGCTGAGAATACTATTGGATTAGTTGCAGGGTTAGGTAATATGGCTTTTGGAAATGGAAGCTTTTATGATAATCCTGTAGGTAGAAGTATCGATTCTCTTAACGAGTGGGCACAAAAAGAAATGCCTAACTACTATACCCATAAACAAGAGACAGATTCTATTTTGTCTAATATGGGAACTATGAACTTCTGGGCAGATAAAGTAGCTAATGGAGCTGGATACACTTTAGGATCAATAGCAACTATGCTTATTGGTACTGGGGAAGCAGCTTTAATTACTAAGCTTGGTACTATGGGAGGTAAAGGTGCCGGTTTATTAACTGCTGTCGAAGGAGCAAATGCTACTAAAAACATGCTGTATCGTACCGTTAAAGGTATTGATGCCGGAGAAGATATGGCTAAACTAGCTAAGACTCTTAACAGTCAAGCTAGAGTTGCCAAGTCTTTTACTGCTGGAAGGCATGCTATGCTTGGTACTCAAATGTCTTTAGCAGAAGCCTCTGTGGAAGCTCGAGAAACAAAGAAGAGATATATAGAGGAAAAGAAATCTGAGTGGGAAAGTAAAGCTGAAAACTACGGTAAGGAAATGCCTTCTGAAGTTATGGATCAAATTACAGCTGATGCTTACAGTGCAGGTAACATTGACTTTGCTATTAACCTTCCAATATTAGCTACTACCAACTTACTAATGTTTGGTAAGACTATGCTGGGAATTGAGAAGGCAACAGAAAAAAGCATGTTTAAATTAACTAAACAAGCTGCTGTTGAAGGAGAAGCTAAATGGCTTCAATCTGTTCCTGAAGGAAAAATTGCAAAAAGTTTTGCTAAATCTGCTAGACTTCTTAAACCAATAGTTGGAAATTCTTTATCAGAATCTTTCCAAGAAGCTGCACAGTTTGCCGGCTCTGAGTTTGCTAGAAACTACGTAGGGACAACTGATGGAATGATTGAATCTATTAACAAAGGATTGTCTAAAACTTTTGGAACTAAAGAAGGTTTAGAAAGTATAGTTATTGGAGCAATTGTCGGAGGTGGTTCTACAGCTATGTCTAGACTTGCAGGAGCTCAGAAAAAGATAGCAGCTGGAAAAGAATCTAACACTACAAAAGCTATGGAGCTTATAAATAGTGGTGGAATCCAGAAAGCTCTTGAGAATATGGAGCAGACTGAGCTAAATCTATCTTACCAAGCTAAGATGATTAATGCAAATAATCGAGGAGATTATGCAGCTGCAGAAAAGTATAGAGCTCGTATTATTAGTTCAATGGCTAACAGGTACAATACCTTGGGAGCTATGGACTACTTTAATGAGCAGTTAGATGACTTACAGGCAATGCCAGAAGCAGAGTTTATTGAAAGATTTGGATATAAAAAAGAGGTTAGTCTTCAAGAACAAACTGGTAAAACTCAGTCTGAACTTATCGAGGATGTTAAGTCTAAGGCTAAACTATCTATTAAACGTCAGGATCAAGTAAGAGCTATCTTACAAAGATATGAGCCTACTACAAACCTTGTAGATAAGATGTTTGGCCTAGGTACTGATGTAGATGCTAATACTAAAAAATCTATGGCTGCTCAGCTTAGACGATTTGGTGCCAATGTAGTATTACATCACTTATCAGATATCGATAGTTTAGATGCATCTATTGGAGAAGCTTATAAGGACCTACAAAAACTAGGTGAAGGTATTCCTAACCTAGAAAGAGTTACCGGACTTGTTACTCCAGACATGCTATTCAAGATAAAGACTGGAGAACTATCAATTGACGACACTGGTAAACTTAAGATTAAATATGCTAATGACGTTGAAGTAGCTGATAAGAAATTAGAGAAAGAAATTCAAGAGTTATCAAATGCTATTGCTACATTAAACCCAATAGATAGGGATGCTTTTCAAGCTACTTTTAAAAACTTAAAGAGTTTAGTAGGAGCTAGAGCTGCATTGAATACTAATGTGGGTATTCTAACATCATCTACACAAGCTTTAGAAGCTTTTATTGAGAACGAGACTAATAGAATTAAAGAAGAGGATCAACTTGCAAGAGATGCTGAAGCTAGGTCTATTATAGATAATGCTGAGTCTGTTGAAGAAATGAATACTAACTTCCCAGAAGGGGCTAGTAGTGAATTAAAAGCAGAGGCTAGAGCTAAAAGAGAAAAGCTTTTAGAAGAAGAGGATAAGCAAGTAGAAGCATTTGACTTAATGGATGATACTGAGTTTGAAGCAATTGATGAAGAAGGATTACCTCCAAATCTTCAAAATGCTTACAGACGATCTTTGTATAAAAGAGAAGATGCTAAAGCTGAGAAAGCTCTTAGTAAGCAAATTACTATCTCTGAAGAAGAACAAGAAGAAAATAGAAATAAACCAGGAGAAACTAACTTTATATCTGAACTTACAGATATTGAAGCTAGAACTTTTGGAGAGGTTATGCTTTCTGCTGATGAGAATTACTTGGAAATTAACGGCCGAGAGTATTTCTTTATGCAGGATAATCCACTAGATGCAATTGTATTGGATCAAGAGGGAAACATAATCGGCATTAGCTTACTCGATACAGCTACTGGTAATATTGTTACATTTAAAAAGACGGATCCAAATGACCCGAACTTTACTCCAGAAGCTGAGAAGGAAAATGCTATTGTAGAAAGTCTGTCTTACCTTATACTCCTCAAAGATAATGCTATCAGATACGATAGAACAGTAAGTGTTGAGGAAGTTAAAGAAGAGAATGCTATAAAGGCAGAAGCTGCAATTCAAGACAGTGTGCAAATTCTAAAGATAGAAGATGCTGTAGTAGTTGATGAGAATAACGTACCAGAATCTGAAGAAGATAGGGCTATGTTTTCTCCAAAGCAAACTATCAAACTATCTGATTCTCAAATTAGAACTCAGATTGAAATTTTAAAAGCTGAAATTGCAGAGGTTAGTAACATATTAGAACTAGAATGGCAGCTAGCTAAAGAAGCTGGGTTTTCTAGAAAAGAATTTGATGCTGACCCATTAATCAAAGATCTTAAGAAGATTAGAACTAGATACACTAAAGCTCTTAATTCTAAGATTAAAATACTTGCTGCTAGAAAAGCAGGGTTAAAAATAATAAGAGGATTAACTCCTATTACTAAAGATCTAGAGCAGATCGAGCAAGTTCCAACTTTTACTGAAGCTCAGCATACTATTAATACTCTTAATAAAGAGATTGAGAATCTTGATGCAGATATTGCTAAACTTGAAAAAGAGAAAAGCTTCTACCAAGAGAGAATTGATGGTAAGTACGGAGAGGCTCCAACTCAAGAAGAGGCAGACTTAGTTCTTAAAGCTTTGAATAAAAAGATTGGAACTATAAAAGCTAAGATAACCAAACGTAAAAACTTAATAAATAAAATCAATGAAGACATTGAGTCTGAAGGACGCAATCAAGAAGGTAGCAATACCGAAGGAGTTGAGGGCACGGTTGAAGAACAAGACACTCCAGGAGCAGATATCAATCCTTCAACAGGAATCGAAGGCCCGATAGCCAACGGAATAAATCAAGAGGAAGTTCAAGAACTTAGGAAAAAGAAAGCAGAAGCAGCTAATTCAGCTGTGTCTACTTTACCTGTTACAGCACCTGAAGGTGAAGAGGTAGTAGGACCACTAGTTGATCTAGATGCTCCAGTAGTTGTAAACTTTACAGGAACTTTAGATGTGCAGTTAGTTCCATTAAGTTCTGAAATGATTAAAGAAGATGGTGCTAATAAAGTACTAGTTAATCCTGATGGTACCATTAGACCTAATTCTCATATTCCTACTAAAAATGGAGAAGCAATTCGTATTGATTCTGCACTTGTATCTGATCCATACTTCTTAGAATATGGCTCTACTGTCATATTTGAAGTAGATACAGAAACTGATTACTGGAATGTAAATAAGAATACTATTCCAGAAGATGAGCATTGGAAAGATGTTCCAATCTTTGTGATATCTGTTAGTCCTAGTGGTGAGAGAAATAAAGTAGGTTTGTTGCAGAGTTATAATGCTACTAGAGCTCAAAGAAAAGGAAGTGCTAGAGAGGAGATATATAAACTATATCTACAAGGACTTACTCCAATGAGTACTATTAAAGAGAAAAATATTACTTCAAGTAATATTGCTAATCTTAGAACTAAAGATGGAGAAATATTTTTCTCTCCTGTATCTACTATTATTGGAGATAAGAATAGCTTTACTGTTGGATTAGCATTTATTGGACTTGATAAAAAAGAAGATTCTGGGGTAAGGTGGAAATCTGTAGGACTTCCTGGTAAAGAGTTAAGTGCAGAGGACGAGGAGAATATAGCAACTAGTAATCCTATTGATATCACTAGACAAACTCCTGGTCAAATAGCAGCTGTAGTATTAGATCCTACTGGAGCTCATAAAGTCATCCATCTATCTACTAGAGACATGACTGATGAAGCTGTTAATAAAGTAGTGGAATTAATTACAGCTAATAACCCAGAGAATATTAGTAGTGTAGAAGATATTGTAGGTTTTAATATCGTAAGAGTACCTACTGCATCTCTTGATTCTAATATTATCAGTACTGAGGAAGAGGGTAAAGTAGCAGTTCACCCAGAGAATAGTCGTACATTCATGATGACTAGTATAACTGAAAACTTAGATGTACTGTACACATTCTGGAGTAACGAAGCTAACTCTCTTATTAAAATCTCAAGTGCAGAATTAAGTAAAGCATTAAGTGGACAAACACCTAAGTTCTCATTTGTAGAATCTACTATTGAGGATGGTAGTGTTGTCTTCAAGAATGTTAGAAAAGAAGATACTAACTATGCAGCAGTAGAGAAAGTAATTGGAGATGAATTTAAAGCAGCTTTAAAAACTAAAAAGTTTGAAGTTAACTTTGATAGATTATCTGCTAACAATCCATTTACTTCTCCATTAACTGGATTGGAGTATGCATCATACTTAGACTATCTATCTTCTGAAAGAGAAGTTCTAACTCCGAGAGACTTTGGCACAGGATCTAATGCAATCCTAGCTACAGATTCTACACTAATAAGTAATGGTTCAGTATTTCATAATGTAGGATTAAGTTTTGATAATATCTCTACTGTAGAGAAGCCAGTTACAACTGAAGAGGATTTGGAAGCTACGGCATTAGTTAATGCTATTCAGCCGGTAACTGTTCCTGCAGCAGCTGCTACTACAGATGCTAAAGCTGACATAGAAAGTAGAAGACAAGAAGATTTAAAACAACTTACTAGAACAGTAATATATGGAACTAATGAAAATGGAGAAATAGATCTAAATACAACTCTAACTATAGGAAAAGGAGAGCCTATCCAATTAGATGATATAGAGAATAAAGATGAAATAATAATATCTGACGGTACATATGTTGGTAGAGCAAGAAGAAATTCAAAAGGTTTATGGGATTTTAAAATAGGAGCTGGAGGACGTTTTGATTTAAATGATCAAGAATTATTTGAACAATTTCAAAGACAAAAAATAAGAAATGGTAATATCACAAGCACTTTTAAATATGCTGAAGAACTAGCTGCTTTAAAAGGTAAACCTGCTACTCTGCCAGCTACTCAAGTCTCTCAACCTACAGTAGCTACTCCAACTACAATTACAGTAGTTGCAAATACTGCATCTGTTCCTACTGATAATGCTCAGGATTTATCAGATTTATTTGGAGAAGAAATTGAAACTATACAAACTTCTGTTACTACAAGTAATGTTGTAGAAAAAGTAGCAAATCCTGCTGCTGTAAGTACTGATCCACTCGATAAATTTGCTAGATTTGCTGTACCAGCCGGTACCACACTTGCTGACTTAGAAGGTTACTCTGGTATGGACATTGACTCAATGGACCCTAACATTGCAGCCGATCTTGGAGAAGAAATAAGAAGACAGTGTGGACCTAAATAATAATAAACTACGATGAAATTTTGTCCTAATGTTAGCTCTAAGGAGTACAAAGACTTGGCTTCTGTCCAAGGTGATTCAATTGCTCACTACTTGTGGGATGCCTACAAAGGTGAGGTTCCACAACAGTTCTATAAAGTAAAACTTGGAGAATCTGGATCAGGAACAGTTAACGAACAACGAGCTAAGAAATGGCTTGAGGATAGATTTCCTGAAATGGCTGTTGAGTTTTATGACACAGTTAGAGAGGTTGGAAACAGTACTGTTCATGGATATGTAGAAAATTCTTCTATGTATTTATGGAGAGCTGCAGAGATTGGCACTGAGTATCACGAAGCATATCACATTGTATTTAGAACAATGCTTAGTGAAGCTCAAAGAACTGAATTGTACTCAGAGGCCGCTACTAAGTTTGGAGAACCTACAGAAGCAGAGGTAAATAAACTAGCTAATCAATTTCCTATAAGTAAGTCTGAAGCACGACTTCTAGCATTAGAGGAGAAGATGGCCGAAGAATTTAGAGAGTATGTTCTTACTGAGCAAGCTTCTGGAGAAACACTTACAGGTAAAACTAAGTCGTGGTTTAAGAATCTATGGAATTGGATTAAAGCTTTATTCTCAGATAGTCTTAGTCTAAAGCAGGCTTACTCGTTGATTGACAGCAATAAGATGAGCAAGTCTTTCGGTTCTAGAAATATCTTTAGAAACTCTGAGAAATTTAAAGGGTACAATACAGCCTTTATGCAGAAGGAAGGTTGGGGAGATCAGATGTTTGCAGATACTGTAGCAACTCTTAAGACTGACATTTTAAAAGCTGCTAATGATTTTGGAAAGCAAGCTGAGATAGATAGGATTGTAGGAGATAGTGCTACTAATAAAGGTTCTGTTGCTAACTCTTTTATAAAAAGACTGTACAAAGTAAAGAAAGAACTTACAGGGGATCCAGCTTTAGATAAAGATACTAACTTAGATGTAGCACAAAGTATTGAATTACTAGGACTTGAGAATGCTTTCTATGCTGCTACTACTCCTGAAGAAAAGCAAAAGACAAAAGAAGCTTTACAACAAGGATTGCAAAAGTATAATGCTGTTATGGCACTGGGAAATCAGTTGTCTATTAGAAGTGCTTTTAAAAGTATTTACAACGACTGGTATACAGAAATAGATCCTACAACTGAGAACGTATTAAAAGTAGGTTGGAGAGATTATGTAATTACTTCTTTACAAGATTCTGGTTATACACTTAAAGGTACCTCTAATAAAAATTATAAACTTATAAGAGAAGACCTTAGTGCTGAAGAATTATCTGAGGAAGAGGCAGCAGCAATTGAGAATGAACTTTCAATTAATGATACAGCTGTAGAGAAGATATATGGTAAGAGCAGTTTAGAAAGTTCTCCATCAAAAGCTTTAACTGGTAAAGTAAAAGAGTTACTTAGTAGAGTTGAAAATCCTGAACCAAACTTGTTAGGGTTTACGACCTTTTACAACCGTGAAGATATTTATATGCAGTTGTTGCAGATATTCAACAATAAGCATTCTTACTCTGAAATGGAAGCAGCTCTTAAAAATGCTATTCCATTCAAACCATATCTTAAGCCTGTACTAGAGTTTATGCAAAAATTAAAGGCTCCGGAAAAAGCAATGTTATTTAATGCATTTGCTTTGACTACTACAGAGTTCTTAATCATGAAGAAGAGGATTACTCCTAATAAGGATATCGTTGTAGATATCTTTAATCCAAATAGAAAGTCAGCTTCTGAGAAGTTAGTTGATAGATGGAAGAAGAACACTGTAACTAAAGGTGATGCTAATCCAAAAGCTTTATACAACGAAGTGGATATCACAACTGCTGATAATGTTACAGTAACTAGACTAGTAGTAAAAGAGGATAAGGTATTAGAAGTACAGAGACTAGTTAAAGATTTAGAGTCTAGACTATTAAATGTACGAGATATTAGACGTATCCCAACTGTTAAAAGAGAAGACGGATCTACATCAGATATTGCTAAACTTTTAGGAGAATTAGCATTTGCACTTAATCTTACAGTGGATACATCTGCTTCTGTTGAAAGTACTCAGCAAGCTATGCAAGCTTTGCTTAATGCTGGCTTTAATACTATCACAGAGAAAGGTGCAGCTATTACTTACAGTGATGTTGCTCTAGCACAAAAGATTGCAAAGGACCTTAGATTCTTTGCACTTAAGTTAGCTAACTTCAAATCTACTGGAGACCTTAAGACTAATGATTACAGTAGTGTTGGAGAGATTGTAGACTACAATATTACCTCTGACTTTGTTACTGATAGTAAAAGAGATATCTACAGATTCTCTGAGTACTATACTCCGATGATTAATATCGTTGGAGAAAGCTTTGTTGCCTCAGATGGTACACAAAGATTTGCAACAAACGTTCAGTCTCACATGAATGAGATTGTTACTATTCTTAAGAATAAAGGATTAACTAAAGAAGCTGATAAAACATATGAGATGTACCTTGAGGACCCATTTATTGGGGCATTGGGGAATAAAGATTATCAGTCAATTTTGTTTAGATTCCTACAAGAAGACCCTAACTTCAGAGATAAGTTTACTGTAGAAGATTTCGATGCTTATAGAGAATCTGATTTCTTTGATGACATTTCTAACTACGAGGATCTTACAATGCTAGACTCGTTAGTAGTAAGATTAAATGGATTTATCAACGGAGGTAAAGCTACAGATACAGTTAGAATTGCAGTATCAGTACAGTCCGATCGTAATAAATACTCTTTCTTAATTCTTCCAAGATTAACTAGTAAGTTATCTGGTGAGGTATTATCAAAAGAGAAAATAATTAAAGGACAAATTGTACAAGATCTTTTAAGAGTTGCAAAAGCTAAGAAGGATATTGCCAAAGCAGAAGAGACTAACGATAGAACCGACATAATAGTAGGATATCACGAGCAGGGTGGTATATTTAAAGATGCTAATAATACCTATTTAGGTAAAGCATTTAACCCGGCATTTTTCCAATTTACAGCTAAGGATGATAATGGAGTTCAGATTGTTACTGATGAAGTAATAGGGGATGATAAACTTCAAGATAATGGTACCAAACAACTCAGTGATTTAATTGAAAAGTACGTAACTGGAAAACTAGGTAAAGAAGAAACTGCTTTAGTTACAGAAAGATTAAATACAATGGCTGCTAAGTTGCTTACATACTTCTCAGCACAAGCAGATAAAGTAGAGAAACTAGTTCAACTACAAGATAATAGAATTGGTTTTAACACTAAGGATAAGGCAGAAAAGAGAAAGGTTATCGAAGGCTTTGTATTTACTGAAGCTATTATGAGAAACGAAATGGTTAAAGTGTTTCGTGGTAATCGAGCTATGTCTAAAGATCTTGTAGACTTTTACAAACGTATGGGACATTTGACTTCTCCTGGTGCTAAATATGCAATGAAAGGTGAAGTTGGAGCTCCAAATTGGAGAAAGTCATTAGAGTACGGAATGCTTCCTGAGTACAATGAAGTTACAGTAGCCGACTTAAAACTCAATATAAATAAAGCTCAAACAGATAGAGTGAATGCAGCAGCAAAAGCTGTTGGAGATTCATTAAGAAAAGTTGCTAATAAAGAAACTGACCCAATAGCTAGAGCTAATAACTTAAAGTTAGCAGACTCTATTGAGCAAGCTTACCAAGCTGGTTCATTTGATTCTACAGATGCCCAAGCTTTTATTAGCATTGAGATGTATAGAGGGTTAATGGAAGGAGAAGGTAAGTGGGGAGAAGAAGAAGAAAAAGCTTACAAAGCTTATAAAGCTGCACCGGCAGGTCAGAAGATATTTGCATATCAAGAAGGTTTTGTTCCAACAGGATTTAACGCTGGTGACCGTGTGCCCGTATACCCAATCAAGACGTACTATGAACGTATCACTAGTATAGGTGGAACTGTAGCTCCTATATCAGAAAAGAACTCTTACTCTGTATCATTGGAAGAGTTTACTAAGGACTACCCTGTTCTAGATGATATGAGAAATAGAATGGAGGGTACAGGAGTGTATAAAAATTTAACTCCAATACATGTAGTTAACTTCGTATCTGGTAAGAAATTAGCTAAACGAAGTATCTACAAGATAACTGGAGTACCTGGAGAGTTTAGTAATGCAGTATTTACTACTAACGACTCTCGAGGATTACGTAAATCTCAGACTATTCCTGAAGTAAAAGAAAATCCAACTATCACAGTTAGCAAGCAGATTAAAAAGAACATGGTTGCTAACGTAAAGGATACTACTACTTACTCATATAATTCAGGACTATCTGAAGAGACTGATGTATCTGGTAAAGATCTTAAAGAGATTTTCCATGTTACATTAGAAGAAAAGATTAGAAGAGATATTAAAGCAGTAGAAACAAAGTTAAAGATTCCTCAACTATTAGCTGCAGAGAAATCTGGAGTTACAAAGGATATTGTACAAGCTAGATTAGATGTATTAAAGACTGTTAGAGATCTAGTTCAAACTGATATGATCGGTAGTGACATGCACTCTAATTATATCAATGCTTTACATATTGTATTTGATGAGTCTGGTATGCCTAGATTTAATATACCACTAGACCTTCCAGTTTATGGAGCTAAGTACGAATCTATAATAATGTCAATACTTCAGAAAGAGGTATTTGTACAAAAGATGAGTGGACTAGAGGCAGTACAGGTTGCTGACCTTGGAGGCCATGCAATAGATAATGAACTTAAGTTCCTTAGAATTGAAGAAGATGGTAAGGGTAGATCTAAAATAGTGCATGCTGAGATAATGATTAGAGAAGACGTAGCTCGTAGATTTGGGGTAGAACCTGGGCAACCTCTAGATTCAATTCCAGAAGAACTACTAAGAGCTGTCGGATATAGAACTCCTAATGGTGAGAAGAGTGCCGTGCTTATGGCTAAGATAGTTAGGTTCTTACCTATGAACTATCCAAAAGCTGTAGTAGTCCCTGGCCAACTTCTTAAGATGATGGGATCTGACTTTGACGTCGATAAATTGAATCTTCTTTTCCCAGAAGTAGAACCAACTACTCCTACTGCAGAGTATCCATTTAGTATTAGAAAAGTTAGACCAGACTATTCAAAGTTGATAGGTAACAAGAATAAAGCTGCTGCTTTGACTGATAAGACTGTGTTTACTAAAAAAGCTTTGAACAATATTGTATGGGATACATTTGAAGCAGTAGGCACTAATGCTGCTCACTTCTTCGAAACATTCTCTCCACTAGATGATGTTACTTTAAAGCAAGAAGTACAATATGTTAGAAGTCAAAAGCCTGAGTTAGCAATGACTCAAGATTGGAATGATGTTTTAACAGAGTCTGAGATTATGCTTAGAAACCAAGCCGGTAACCAACTCCGTGGTATCTATGCAAATGGTATTGCACACAGAAACGTACTACATCATGGAGAAATAATACTAAGTAATAGTTTTGCTCCAGCTATTATGAATCCTGGACAAGCTCCTACTGTCTACAATAAATTTTTAACTACCACAGCCGACGGAATATTCACAGATAAAACTCTTGCTACATTATTAGGAGAATCTCTAGATGCTGCTAAGGGAGCTGTTCAATACGAACTTAACGACAATGTTATTACAGCACCTGTAAGAATATTGTTTGCTAACTTTATTCCGGAGTACAATGGTCGAACTGCCACCAACTTATTTAACCAGCCTATCGTAAGATACTTTACTGAAGTAATGGCTAATGAGTATGGGAATGATGGTAGATTTATACAAGATGCTTTTGATAAGTCTCTCCAGTGGGCACGTGTTCAAGCTAACAAAGCATCTAAAGATAGTCCTAGTACTGCTCTAACATTAATCGATTCTAAAACTGTGAGAGGATTGGATACTAAGTATAACCTAAGTTTAAAAGGAGATACAGTTATTCCAATGCTATCTACTGAGTTAGAGAACATTAAATCTGAAGGAAGAAACTGGCATGAACAAATGATTATGCTAGCAAACTTTAAAGCTTTCTATACTGCTGGTAAAAGTCTTTCTAAACTTGGTAAAAGGGTAACCCCAGACAACATAGCAAGTGTTGGTAAGATTGGAAATATTTTAGAATTTAAAGATTCTTCAAATGCCTTTGAAAGTGGTCAGGAGGAAGATGAAAATGCTAAAAGAAATGTATTCTTAACTCCTAATGGATACGAGAATGTGGCTGATCAATTTATTGGTAAAAATTCTGTTTATGGATTTGAAAGAGGATATGAAAGTATCTTAGGAGCTGCACTAGATGTAGCTTCGGTTATGTTCCCATTAAAATTAAGTCCAGCATATCTTACATTTAAAGCAAATGTAAAAGAGTTATCTGGCCAAGTATCTCTTACATCACAGACTCACCAACTAATTGACAGCAACTTGACACTGATGTTGCTGATGGAGCCAGACTCTCCATTATACAAATTCTTTACTGCTGATAATGTAAATAGAGCATTTATAAATCCTGAGACTAATATTGCTACAAGACTAGAACTCTTTAAAAAGTTATATCCAAAACTAGAAACTAATAAGTTTATAGCTGCTTTGGAAGCAGATATTACTGGAACTTCTTATTCAGGTATTAAGTTTGACAATTCATTCAAGTATACTAAGAATGATAAAGAAGCATTTACAACTGCCTTAAGAACTCTGATGTTTAATCCTCAGGTGTACATTGATAGACCTGATGCTGATAAGACCATTGGACCAGATGGTAAATTCCTTATACCAGAAGTAAGTACTATGGTAATGGGAATGAAAGAGCTTGCTATGGATTTAGTTATGAATACTATTCTGACTTCTGGATTTAGACCAGGAGCTTCTAGCTATGCAGAGTTAATTCCTCAAGAGTTTTGGACAATGCCTTTAAGACATAAGGTAATTAACAGTGAGACTCTTAAAGAAGAAGTTGTATCTACAAGTATTAGTAACTTCCTATATGCTAAGAGGTCTGAGTTATTATCTCCTGCATACTTTGACAGTGAAAAAGTTACAATGTACATGCAACTATTTGGATTAGCAAAAGCTGGAGGCCGTCCATTACTGAAGAGAATTTCAAATAAGAATGTTACAGCTACTTCTAAAGCAGTACTACTTAAGTCTGATAATAAGTTTGTTGCAATAAAAGGGGATGAGAACAAATTGTATGTAGGAATGGCTACAAATCAGAAAGTAGAAACAGATAAAGGACTTATGACTAGGTTTATGATACTACCTTCGTTCTTTGCTGAACGGACAGTGTATAGTATTCCTTCACGTACTGTTGAGGATACTCTTATACTAGATGTAGCATCGATGTCATTGATAGATGACTATACAGAAGTTAAGCCTTATACTGACAATACGATTAATACTTGTATATAATATCTAAAGAATGGTGTATTTTTACATTCATAAAGAAAAATTACGATGAGCTGTACAATTAGAAATATAAACAATGATGGGTCAGTGTCGATTGATCCAGTATTAAATAAGGTTTTAAATTACTTAGATGATCAAACATCTTTTGGTGGGGTAATTGAATATAGGAAACTACTAGAGCCATTACAAACTGCAGGATTAGTAACTTCCTCTGGAGAAATAAATACTTACAGAACTACTAGACCTATGGAAATACTAGGAGAACTAAATGGTATTTTGATGGCAAGTTATGGTGCTATTAGACCTCCACTAGTAATCAGAGCTGTTACAACTAATACCAAACTAGAGGTTTTACCAGCAGGTATGTCAGAAGTTACGTTTCTAAATAAACAAACTCCAGGATATAAGTATTATGCATCTATTGATAATGAAGCTCTTCAAAGTCTTGAACGTAGAGATGAACTTCAGTTTTCAAATGTAAATGACATTGAAGACTTTACAATAGAGGCCTTTAATATCTTCAGAAGATCTCCTAATCTAAGAATGCCTACGGTTAAATTTAACCCGGGAGCTATAGATGCTGTTAGAAAGGAGAGTGATTTTATACAATATGTAGTTAAAAGTCAAGTAGTTAGTACTTTAAGTAACAAAGTAACTGGCTACTATGTTAATGCTAGTAAAGAAGTTGGCATTGATGTAGAGTCAACAACTCCTAAAGATATTGCTACACAAGTAGCATTCTTTCAATCTGCTTTCTTAAATGCTGGAGTAGAAGTTACATTTGAATATGATACAGAACTTCCAGAAAAAGGAAAAGTAGTTGCCGAAGTAGGCAAGCCAGTAAGGATTATTCTTAATCCTACTCTTATGACGGCCGATACTCATATTCACGAGTTTGGCCACATACTAGTAGAACTATTAGGAGTTAATCATCCTGCTGTAAAAGCTGCAATTGCTGAGTTAAAAGATACAAATCTTTACAAAACTGTACAGGAACAGTACCCTGAGCTAAGTCCTGAGGACCTGGATAAGGAAGTTGTTGTAACAGCTATTGGATTATCCGGTGCCAAGATAAATAGAAAGAACCCTAACTTTTTTCAGAAGATAATCAACAGGATAATCAGAGCTTTAAGTAGAAGGTTTAATACAACTGAATCTGCAGTAGAGAAGTTAACTAATACTCTTCTTAGTGGGCAGTTTAAATCTGAGATATACCAGAAACCGTTAGTATACTTTGAGGCTAAAAGTAAAGCTAGAACTGAGGACCTTCGTAAAAAGTTTGAAGAACTTAAAGATGAAGTAAAGATATCTCTTACTAATAAGATTGCAGCACTAGAACGTAATCCAATTGCTGGTAATGAAGCTGAATTAGCTAAGCTTAATGTCATGAGAAATAGCTTAGATGGTATCAAGCAAATTGAGCAACTATCTGAATTTATAGACTATGCTGTTGGACTGGCTACTAAGGCTGATATCACAATAAATAATGTTCTCAGAGAATATTCTGAAGATTTACCTGAAGATAAAAGACTAGAACTTTTAAATAAACTCCACACAGTAGCTCAAAGTATTAAAGAGTTCTACGGAGAGTCAGACTTTACTAAGCCTAATAAAAGTTTGATGGGGAAAATGTCATTATTAGTAGATGAAAAGCTTGGTTTAGTCTCAGCAAATGTTTCAGAAAAAGATTTAGAGAACAATCCAATTTTTCAAAAGCTAAATAATTTTGAGCAAAGAATTGCTATTACTACTAAAAAGATGAGCATAATTGCTAATAAGTATCAACGAGCAGGTATTCCAATGTTGGCAGATTTATATCTAAACTACAATGCTACTGACATGGAAGATGAAATCAATGTAATCATTGATAATATCAAAACTAACAATAGACTTATAGCACTTAAAAAAGATGAAGAATATCTAGAGTTAGCTAAGCAATTTCAAGAGTTGTCTAAGGAATATAAAGAAAATAGAATAACAAAAGAAGAGTTTGAAAAAGTTAAAAAAGAGTTTGAAGAAGCCAAGATAGAACTAAATATTAAGCAGCTGCAAAATATGAAGATAGGCCGAGAGACTCTTATTAAAGAGTTAACCGAGGCTCAAAAAGATAAGTCTGCTTTTAGTTATTTACTGGATCCACTAGTACATTCTTCTCAAGTTTCTTTGCAGTTATTCTCTATAATGCTTAAGAATAAGTTCTATGAAGCTAACGATGTAACTCAAGAAACAATTGTAGAAGTAGGAGAAGCTTTACGAAAATTCTCAGAGACTAAAGGAAGTGCTATAAACGTAAACTCTTTCAATGAAGACGTTCTAGAAATACATGAGTACTATGAGTACAATCGTACTACTGGTAAGAAAGAGACTATGAGAATCTTATCAATGGTACAACCATTGGATGTTACAAAGTTTAAGAAGGCTGAGAGAGCTATGTATGAAGCTCTTGGTAAGGAGTTTACTAAACCTGATAGAGGAACAGATGATGCAACTGCCTGGTCAAAAACTAGTGCAGCTAGAGAATATTATAAAAAGGTTGCTGAATGGTATAAGGAAAACTCAATCGAAAGTCCAGATGCTAAAGAGAACTTAAAAAAACTGCTTGATAAAAAAGCAAATATTTCAGAGAAATTAGCTGAGGCAATTAAAAATAATAACACAGATCTACAAGCTTACTACGAAGATGAGAAGCTAGCAGTTAATGCTAGTATAAGTCTTATCTATGACCCGGTAACAAAGCAATTTAAAAACGGAGCTGTTCAGCCCAATCCAAAGATATATGCTAATCCTAAGTATGAGGCTTTAAAAAGTAATCCTGCAGCTTTTGAATATTACAATACACTACTTAATGTGTATAAAGCAAAGCAGAAACTATTAGGTAAAACTAACCAAGTTAAAAACTCTTGGGAGAACTTCAGTTATGCAGTTCCTACAATCTTATCTGATGCTTTAGAAAAGGTGCAAAGAAATGGAGCAATCTCTACTATTAAACTTGAGGCTAAAGAAAAGATTGGGTATCTATCTACTGATATCAATTACGGAGATTTAGTTAATGCTAATAGAGAATCTATTGGTAAAGTAGTTCCAATCTTCTTTACTTCTCCAACAGATGAATCATTAGTAAGTAGAGACATAGCAAGTAGTATAATACAGTTTGCAGGTATGGCCAATATGTTCAAGGTAAAATCTGAACTACATGGAGCTGTTACTATGATGAGAGATGCTATACAGACTAGAGATATAGTAGAGGTAGCTGCTAATGGTAATCCAATAGTACATTCAATGTCAAAGATGTTGAGTAAAACTAGATTTGTAAAAAAAGAAGGAGTATCAAACAACTTCAAACACTTAAGTGAATTTATAGATACTATATTCTACGGAGAGGAAGATATCAAAAAGAACTTTGATATATTTGGAAGAGAGCTATCTTCTACTAAGTTAGCAAGTAAGATAGCTTCTTATACTGCAATGAATAACTTAGCATTTAACATGCTTCAAGTTACTAACCAGTTACTACTAGATAATGTAAGACTAATTGAAGAAGCTGCTGCCGGTCAGTTTATGACAGCTAAAGATTTACTCTGGGCTAAAAAAGAATTTGACTTAAAACTAGGAGGACTTAGTCAGACTAGAGATTTAGGTAAATTGGTTCCAGTGAGTAAAATTACTCAAGCTATTGAGTATTTTGATGGATTACAAGACGTATTAGGAATTGCTAATAGAAAACAGTCTGGGCCTCGAGTTTTGAAGATGCTTAAAGAGATTCCAATGGGAGCTCAAAAGCTTGTGGAGAATGAGACGGCCGTAACTAGAATGTTAGCACTGTTGCATGCTACTCAAGGTAAACTAAAGGATAAGGATGGTAATGTAATTCTAAATGAAGAAGGTAAGCCAGCTCATCTATGGGATTTATTTGTAAAGAATGAAAAGACTGGAAGATTTGAGATTGACCCTAAGGTAGCTAATGCTGATCTATTACGTAGACAAGTAACTCAAAGAATATCAGGATTAACTAAGAAAACAAACCAGGTTAAAAATAAGTTTGACGATGCTGTGCTTCAAAGAAGATGGTACGGTAAATTAATCATGCTATTTAGACGATACTTTATGCCTTCATTACGTAGGTACTGGGGCCATCAAGGTCTATCTGGAGGACTGCATAGAGATATGGAGATGGGAGTACTTAGTGAAGGTATCATGCATTCGGTAGCTCGTTTGTTTAAAGATGCCTACATGAAAAATGGTAATATAGTAGGAGCTTATTCTCTGATGACTCCTATGGAAAAACAGAATATTAAACGATTTGGAGTGCAGGCATTTTTCTTTGTAGCTGCTAGCTTGATTGCAATGAGCTTAGCCGGAGATGATGATGATGAAGAATCATATGCAGAGCAGTTTACTTTGTATCAAGCACTTAGATTAAAAGCTGAATTAATTCAGTTCTTACAGCCAATGGAATTTATCAAAATGGTAGAGTCCCCAATGGCTAGTATTAGAACTGTAACAGCTATTGCTAATTTAATTAACCATATTACTACAGAAGAGATTCCGTACTTAATAACTGGAGATGAAGATGGCTTATACTATGAAAACAAATCTGGAATACATGATAAAGGAGATAGTAAGTTTGTAGCTAAAACATTTAAGATACTTCCATATATCTCTGGTGTAGAAAAGTCATCGTCTCCAGAAGAAGCAGCTAAATGGTTCCAGCTTGGTGCCGGATCTGGTAAATAATAACTAATACTAATGAAAAAAGAACTAACGTGGAAAGAACTGTTTGAAAACGATCCCAGAAGGGATGACGAAAGTCAAAATAAGTACTGTGAAAGAATAGCTATAAGCAACGGCCGATCTCCTCACTCAGCTAGGATGAAGTACTACAGATACTATGTAGTCCCACAAAATGCAAAGAGAGATTTAGCACAGTTTAAAACTACTAAGATAACTTCAGATAAAGCTGAACTTGGTAACTTTAATTGGAGAGATGCTATTACTCCACTTAAAGACTTGAAAAATTTATTCGATAAACACAAAGGTGCCCAGACAGAGGCCATGTGGACTATCGATACTAAAGATCCTATTTGTGTAATAGTTGTCGGAGATACACACATGGGAAGTTGGGCAACTGACTATGATCAACTAATAGCAATGACTGAGGACATTATTACTATCCCTAACTTATATGTAATTCTTGTCGGAGATTTGCTTCAAATGTCAATAAAACTACGTGGTGTGCTGGAAGTTTCCGACAATGCACTACCTCCTTACTGGCAGATTAAGTTCTTAGAAAGTTGGTTGGAAGAAATTAAGCATAAAGTAATTGCATCGACGTGGGATAACCACAGTGTAATGAGAGAAGAAGCTCAGGTTGGATTTAGTACCTACTCTGAGATATTTAAAAGACATACAATCTATCATGAGGGTATCGGGCACGTAGATATTGGTGTCGGAAAAGAGGTTTACAAATTAGCTGCAGCTCACTTCTTTAGAGGTAGAACAATGCTAAACCCAGTCCATGGCCAAATGAGATATATGAGATTTGAAGCTAATGATAGAGAGATATGTATTGCAGGAGATTCACACGTGTACGGTTTGATCCAATACACAGAAGGAGGAATACATAGAACAGCTATTAACTGTGGTAGCTTACAGAATAGTGGTTATGGTAAAAGGTTTTTTTCAATTAGACATCAGCCAGAGTTCCCATGCTTTACCTTGGATCCTAATGAGCACAGTGTTACAGTTTATAAATCTGTAAAACAGTGGTTAATAGCTTCTGGACAGAAGGTTTAACTTAGGGTTATATTGAGGGGCATTAAAAAGGGGGCTAACAGCCCCCTCTCTTTTTGAATTTTTTTTAGCTTATTAGAATACCTTCAAAGCTACAATGTATACCCCAATACCCAATATGAAGAGAATTACTCTTCCTGGAAAGGAGAATGAGAATATTGCATCCGATGTCTTGCTCTTATCATTGCTGAATCCATCCGGATAGAAACGATTGTCTAGCAAATGTCTAGTTAGATAGTAGAAACCATCGTGAAGTAAAGGTAGAACTAATGCAGCAGCTAGCAAGTAAAGTAAGTTGCAAGTATTAAATACAGCCATAGCTATTAATACTCGAACTACTACAAACCAGAAATGCTCATCTAACCAACCTTTAAGTCTGAACCCAGGTTTAAAGTTAACTTGATGAAAGATAGTTGCCTCCATAACTCCTAATACTGATACAATTAGTAGCCAGTGTAGCATGTGAATTAAGTCTAAAAGTTCCATAGTAATTTAAAATTAAAAATTAAGTATTTTTACGTGTGCTTTTACCGTAAGGTCTCTTATAATACTTCTTCTTTTTAACAGGATCTGTAGGTGTATCGTACTTTTTAGCTGGATACGAATTTACTGAGTCTACAAAATCTTTATAGTTATTATAAGATCTAAGTCCTAATGCCACCATTACAATTAGACACGTTAATACAAATATAGTAATAAACATGCCACCTACTTCTCCTTTAATCCATCCAGTAATAGCTGCTGCTAAGATGATACTTAAAGTTAGTGTAGGAAACCAGTAGTTTTTTATAAAATACTCTGATCTAGTTAAGACTTTATTCATTTTTTTGAAAGATTTAGTTGGGTTTTTGTAATTACTTTTTGAAGATTTGGGGCCTTGTAGTTTATACCCTTTAAAACTTTACCATCTTCTCGGTAAATAGGCTTACCATTCTCATCGAGTTTACTCATGTTGCTTTTATGAACTTCTAGAAAGCATGCTTTAGCATACTCGTTAAAGCCGTGAACAGCCATGGTACCTAGTAGAATATACAGCATATCGGTAAGAGCATCTGCAATTGCTACTGGATCATTATCGATACAAGCATCTAGGTACTCTTTATTTTCCTCAGCCATTAGCTTAACTCTCAGAAGGTATTGTTCAGTAGCTATGTTACCAAAATCTCCTCGTTGAGGAATACCGTAAGCATTGTGAAAATTTTCTACTCTATTGAGCATCGTTTCTATTGAAATACTTTTCATAGTAATTAAAATTTAAACAGCATGTAAGTCATCTTTTAACATACCCTCAATTAAAATTAGATAATTGATGATATCTCCAATCTTTTCCTCTACTGTTTCTTTAGTAAATGGAACCTCGTTGGATAGGATATCTTTCAAAGATTGTAGATGTTTAGTCATATACTCCCAAGCTACTTTCTGAGGAGTATTGTGATTGCTAATACCTATAGCTCTGTGAAAGTTTGAGAATGGATTAGTCTGATTAGCATACTCCTTCCTTTTCTGTAAAAGGACAGACCGGATTAATTCAATCCTATTTTCTACAATTTTATCAAATTGTTCGTTGCTCATGTTCTTCAAGTTTGGTAGCTACCCATGTAATAGGAGTAGTAAAGTTATCTAAAAATTGATTGCATTTAATAAAACAATTGCTTCCTGTGAAGCCGGCCTTCATACTTCCGTATACCTCTGCTGCTGGGTGAGCTGCCTTTATTATTTTGTGGTATTTATTATGTACCTCAATAGCTTCTTTAACAATAGGTTCAAATGTTTCTACTGCAAATTTACCCCACAACATAAATACAACAGACTCCTTAGTCTCTGCAATCTGTTTTACAATATCTCTAGTAAAGAATCTCCAGTATGGCTCATGGCTATTTGGATGCCCCTTTACCACAGTAAGAGTATTGTTAAGTAAAAGGACACCTTGCTTTGCCCAAGAGGTTAATGTGTAATCAAACTCTATAGGTTCAGGATTATTAAAATCATCTTGAAGATCATGTGATTGAATAACTTCATTATGAATAACTCGTAAACTAGGATTGATATTAAATCCTTCTTTTACTCCAAAAGCTAATCCGGTTGCTGCTCCATTGTGGTATGGGTCTTGACCGATAATAACTACTTTTAAATCTGCATATTGACATAACTCAAAGGCCTTAAAAACTTCAGGACCTTCTGGGTAGACAGTCCTGGAAGTTCTTGCAGCCGATAAGGTTCTCTTTAGCAGATCAAAATCTTTAGGAAACTTTTGTATCGTCTTTTCGTAAAAGGGATACCAGTCTCCTAAAGTCTTAATCAACTCACTCATTTTATTGAAAATTTTGGAAGGTTGTAATACTCTTTATTAAATGTTTCTTCTTCAATAATAGGAATCGTATGTAACTCGTCTGTATCTAGCAGAGTTATTTCCAATTCCTCTTCTAACTGTTTCTTCAAAGAAGAAGATTTGAAGAGAATCTGAGCAGTATGGCCATCGTTAGAGAATCCATGATAGTCTAATATCTTAAGTTTAGTCATATCATCTATCTCTGAATATTTACCTTCTTTAAACTTTGTAAACGAAACCTTAGATCCGTCTGGTATATCAAAGACATACATGACGTGGTATGGATCCGGATCGTATTTATATTTAAAGGTCTTAAATTTTTCTAATGCTGCCTCAAACTTAATGAACAGCATATCTCCAGAGAATCGATAGAGTAAACAAATGACATCAGAGTCATCATCGGTTTTAATAAAGGCATTAACAAAGTACTTATCCCAAAGGAATAGCTTTCTGTTACCTCCTAAGAAAGGAGCCACAAAAATAGCAGACTTTGTTAATTTAGCTATAGAGAAATCATAACCTATCAAAGCTTCTGTATTGTATACAGGAGTTATTACATTTATCTTATAAGGAATAGATGCTTTATATTTCAAAACATCTCCTATTCTAAATGAAACATCTCCATCCTCAGTTTCTCTAATAAGTTCTACAATTTCCCCATCTTCCTTTACTCTTTTGTACTGGCCAATGCTTCCAGTTAATCTAATGGTTCTAGCATTAACTGGGGTAAGGGTTGAACTACCCCCATAAATCACTGGTTGTTGGGTCTGAGACATTTGCCACGTGGGTATTAATTATTAAGGGTGGAAGAGTGGGTTCTCCAATCTCCCGTAGTATATCCTGGTCTGTTTTCAACAGATATACAAGTCTAAAAGTAGTATTAAACTGAATAATTCCTTCAACATCTCCAAATTTTTCTACATACTTCTTAATAACAAATGCTTCGAAATCTTTGTCTCTATCCTTTAACCAATTCTCAGAGGTTTTCTCACCAACCCCTGGTATACCTTGGATATGGTCTGTACTATCTCCCATCAAAGCTTGCTTCCATAGAAACTTAGTAGCATCTTCTGCTGATGTTTCTATGAACTCTACTTTCTGGTAATTAAAATGTCTTCCAACACACTGCTTAAGTACATCTTTATCTGGAGAACAGATGATTGTACTTTCAGACATGTTGGCCCCATAATAACTAACCAAATCGTCAGCTTCTAATCTAGGATAAGTATAGAATTTCCAATGTTGTCGTAAATGCTCCCTAAGAGCATAGAAAATAATAGGTTTAGGTCTATGTTTACGATTAGACTTATACGTGGAATCTACCGAATACCGAAAACAATCGGTACCGGTAAGAAATCCAACGTATTTACTTGTACTACACTTAGATAGGATAGTCTCCACTCTAGAGTTAAGACCTTCAATAGCCTCTTCTAGAGTAGGTTTATCCATCTCATAATAAAGCAAACTATCCCCATCAATTAGACAAATAGGTTCATCACTAATCTTACTCACGTCTATTGACTCTTCTTGCATAGTTGTACTTTATAATGAATCTAACTCATGAGCTTTATCTACAATTTTTTGAGCTTCAACTCCAAAAGCTTTAACAGCTTCTTTTCTATCTTCTGCCCACTGTGCATCTGTCTTAGCTGCATAGGTAGAAGAGTGATAGATAGAACCATTAACACCTGCTAGAGATGAATGAACGAAATACTGAAGACAACGAATTGCACCAGTGCAATCATCTGGAACTGCACCGATGTGCATAGGGTCAACAAACACGTTGTGAATCTCACCCCCGTAACCAGAGATGTACTTCAAGCCACCGAAATGTAAACCTGGAACACAAGAATCATTATCATCTGTATTCACCTGATCCCAAGAATCGAGACGATGTGTACAACCAACTTTAATGAAGTGGCCAGGTTTTGCATAACCATTAGCTCCTTCACAGTAGAAAGCATCTCCACCAGTTCCCATAACAGCTGGTTGGAATAGACGATCTTCTACAATACTTGGAATACCATCTGACTCAATCTCACCAGTGTCTACATTGAATGTACGTTTGTAACGATCTACCATCTCTCCAGACTCTGCATCAAACTTGTGTAAGATTTCCTGAGAAACTTTATAACCATTAATCAAACCCTCGTTGGTGATTTTAACTTGATACATAGTAGCCTTCTGTGTAGCTATATCATCAGAGAAACCTTTAGCCATAAACTCTTCTTTAAGTTTAGGATGTACATACTTCATGTTAATGAAATTGAACATCTTCTTAGAAAACTCTAGGCCTCTGCTATCTGCAGACTTCTTTCTCAAGATTGGGTTACGTAACCAACGTGTCCACAATTTAATAAGAGGTGTGAAATCTATACCCTTATCCAAAGATTCGTAGATACGTTCTACCAAAGCTGTAGGCATAGGAATACTAGAGATAACTTGACCACTCTTCAAGAAAAATTCTCCAGTAGCTTTACTAATGTAAATGTGCTCACATTTACTTTGAATTAGCTCTGTATAATCTTCTTTAGTCAAAGGGGCAAACTCCTCCAATGCAGATTTATACTCTTCCATAGTCATGGCTTCATTTGCAACAGTAGCTGCCTTGACCATAGCATCATACGTTTCCTTAGTATAGGAAACTGAGAACGGAGTTTCACCGTAGGATCCGACAATCTTATCCTCTATTACATTTATTGTAATCATACAAAGGGTTATTATTTAGTAACGAATTTAACTCAGTTAAGGATGAGCAGCCTAATGGAAGTTCTAGTAAATTAAGTTGTTTTAGATTAAAGTACTCAGTTAATGCTACCCCAGTAGCTGTAGAAATAACCCCATCTAATGGATCTATTAGTGGATTCATAACCTCAGCCACTTCATCAGCATACCTTAAAAGTTCAAGTAACTGATGATCTAATACAGAAGCTCCGGGAATATCTGTAAATATAAACAATTCTTCTGAAAGTTTAGTTAATTCCTCAGGTGTAGCAGTCTTAGAAGCCATCTCGAAAGCAATTAATTTACTCCACAAACTTTCTTGT